GAAGACGTCAATATCGGCTGGCACCAGTTTGTCAAAAACTACGACAAGCAGCGAAAAACAGAATCCAAAGACTGGAAAGGTCAGATCATTGATACGCCGGTCACGCTGGATGAAAAGGGCGATTATAAGTCGCTGGACGCGATGGCCTCAGACCTTATCAACGAAAAAATCCCGCAGCAGTTCCGCAACGATCCGCGCCTGGTGGTGCTGGTTGGCGCCGACCTGGTCGCGGCGGAGCAATACCGCCTGTATCAGGCTGCCGATCGCCCAACCGAGAAAATCGCCGCGCAGATGCTGGGCACCTCCATTGCCGGCCGTCCGGCCATCGTGCCGCCGTTCATGCCGGGCAAGCGCATGATCGTGACGCCGCTGAGCAACCTGCATTGCTACACCCAGCGCAACACCCGCCAGCGCAAGGCGGAGTTCGTGGAAGACCGCAAACAGTACGAGAACAAATACCTGCGCAACGAAGGTTACGCGGTGGAGTACCCGGAACTGTACGCGGCCTTTGATGAAAGCGCCGTCACCATCGGCAAGGTGAAAGAGCCAAGCGAGCCGGTGGCGAAGGAGTAACACGGCATGGCCCTGTCACCCGCCCAGCGCCACAGCGCCATGATCCAGGCGCAGCGCAAACTGGATAACCAGCAGGCGATTGCCGGCTGGGACAGCCTGCACATTCAGGTGCGGGCAATGGAAAGCGACATTGCGCGGTTGCGCAACCTGCCGACCATTGCCGATCGCATCCTGATGAAACGCGACGTGTTGCTGCCGCGCTGGCAGCCCACGGTGGAGGCTTATCTTGCGGCGGGTGACGTTCACGCCAATCCGATTTTTGCCTGGTGCGTGATCTGGTTGTTCGACGTAGGCGATTTTGATTTGGGGCTGGATTGGGTGGACATCGCGATCGCCCAGCGTCAACAGACGCCCGACCGGATGCGGCGCAGTTTTGCCGCCTTTGCGGCGGACACCGTGCTGGCCTGGGCGGAAGAAGAAGCCGCCCAGGGCAACAGCGTGGAGCCGTACTTTTCCCGCACCTTCGAGAACGTGCGGGACAACTGGCGGCTGCATGAGGAAATCAGCGCCAAGTGGTTCAAGTTTGCCGGGTTGATGCTGCTGCGTGACGACAACGGCGAACCCCGCGCCACGGCCGTGGACGATGTGGCCACGCTGGAGCAGGCCGACAATCTGCTGATGCAGGCGCACGCGTTCGATCCGGTTGGGGCCAAGGTCAAGACGCACCGGCAGCGTATCGCCGCCCGGTTGCGGGCCCTGGCAAAAGAGTAAAACGACTACCGCAAGCCAAAGCGGGCGCGGTGGAGGCAAGGCACTTCGGTGCGATGTGCTATGGAAACCGGTCTGCCCGCTTTTTTTCGGAGTGAACGATGTTTAGCGGTGAACCCATTGATTACCAAAATGAAGTGCTGACCAATGACGGATTTTGGCCGGATCTGAACCTGGCCGACTTCCAGCAGCGGCGCAACATTCCCAGCGACATCGACGCGGGCACGTTGTCGGCGGCCCTGGTGGCGACGGTGGCGGAAATCAATCTTGATCTGGCGAAGCTGGCCACCCAGCTAAAAGGCCAGGGGTATCAGGTGGCCGCGGAGGTGCCGGGGCCAAATATCGACGGTAAAACCGCGCTGATCGCCCAATACGAGAAAGCCGTGTTTGCCAGGGCCAAGGCCGATCTGCTGGGCGAGTATTCGACGCAGTTTAGCCGGGCGCCCAACGCCGGGCAGGAAAACCCGGAAACCCGCAGCCGCTTGCTGGCCGAGGCCGCTTTTGTGCTGCGCAACATGAAGGGGGTGCGCCGATCGTCGGCGCGGCTGGTATGAGCAAACTCGACTCATTGACGCAATTTATCAAGGCGAATTTGCCGGCGCGGATCGCCAACCTGGAGTTTACCAGCGACATGGACGGGCTGCGGTTTATTCCGGCGCAGCGCGAGCTGGGGTTAGACCAGTATCAGCTGGCGGTGATGCAGTTCGAGGTGGTGTTGTCCTGGGGGCGTTTCCCCTTCCGCCTGTTTGATCCGCGTAATCTGTGCGCCCTGCTGATGTCCTGGCTGATAGAGCACACCGACGAGGGGCTGGCAGAGCAGGGCTTTGATCTGGAAATGCCAGAGATAGTGATCCTGGCGGATACGCAAACGGCCGTTGTCGAGGTGACGCTGACGCTGTATGAGGCGCTGACGGTGGTCAGGGATGCGGAAGGCATGATCCCCTTCGATGGTGAGCGCTGGCGACTGGCCGATCCGCAAATCTGGTGGGCGCTTGAAGGGACGGTATACGGCGCCGATGCGACCGGGGCGCCGATCGGTAAAACGTCATGATCATCAATGGCGAACTGAGTAAAAAACAGCTGCGAGAGTTGCGCGGCGAGCTGGCCAGGCTGGAGCTGGGCCAGAAGAAGAAACAGCGCTTTTTGTGGCGCATGGCCAAGTACGGCGTGATCCAGACGGCAAAGCAGCACGTCAAAAAGCAGCAGACCCCGGACGGGGAAGCCTGGGCGGCAAGGAAAACGCGACGGCGCGGCAAGATGCTGCGCAATCTGCCCAATTTGCTGCACATCCGCGACCTGCCGGACATCGAGGCGGTGCGGGTTTACCTCCAGGGCGGCGGGTATCGCAACGGTGAAAATCCGGTGCCGGCCGGGGTGGTCGGCGCGGCCCAGCAGGAAGGGATGCGCACGCAAATCCGCCGACAACGGACGGGCAAGCGGCACAACGACCCCAACCGCAAGGCGACATTACGCCAGGCCAAAAAGCTGCGGCAATTGGGTTACCGCATCAAGCGGGGGGCGCGGTGGCGGCGGCCACCGTTGAAAGAAATTGCCGGGGTGATGTCGTTCGCCCAGGCGGGGTTGCTTATCAGAAAACTGAGCGGGAAAGCGGCGAAATCCGTTTGGACGGTAGAACTTCCCGCCCGTCCGTTCCTGGGCATGAGCGACGAAGAATTTAACAAGGCGTTGGCACGTCAACTACAGGCGATCGGGTTCGGCTGGGATGTCAAGGCGCAGGATATGAAGGGGAAATTATGAGTTGGCCAGAGATTCAGGTTAACCAGGTTAACCGGTTGCAAGGTGAAACCAAAGACATTGAGCGGGTGTTGCTGTTCGTCGGCAGCGGTAAGACCAATGTCGGCAAGACGCTGGCGGTCAACACGCAAAGCGATCTGGATGCGCTGCTTGGCATGGGCGACTCGGTGCTGAAAAGCAACGTGAAGGCGGCGATGCTCAATGCCGGGCAAAACTGGTTCGGCTATGTGCATGTGCTGGCTGAACCGGATGCGCCGGCAACCTGGGCGGCGGCGGTACGCAGTGCGCAGCAGGTGGCGAGCGTGGAAGGGGTGGTGTGCCTGGTGCCGGCAACGGCGGAAATCATCAAGACGGCCGCCAGCCTGCGGGCGGAGTTCATCGCCAAGTTTGGCCGGTGGCAGTGGTTTATTTTGTCTGCCGAGGGCGTGCAGAAGGGCGAAACCTGGGCGGACTACCTGGGCCGGGTGAAAGACCTGCAAAAAGGGGTGGCGGAGCCGGGCATTCAGCTGACGCCGCGCCTGTGGGGCAACGAGCCGGGCGTGCTGGCGGGGCGCCTGTGCAGTCGCAAGGTCACCATCGCCGACAGTCCGGCCCGCGTGGCCACCGGGGCGCTGGTCGAAATGGGCAGCACGGCCCTGCCGGTGGATGGCACCGGGGTGCAGTTGGAGCTGGCCACGCTCCAGGCGCTGGAGGCACTGCGTTTCAGCGTGCCGATGTGGTATCCCGACTATGACGGCATGTATTGGTCGGACGGCCGCACGCTGGATGTGGAGGGCGGCGACTATCAGGCCGTTGAGAGCCTGCGCGTGGTCGACAAGGTGGCGCGGCGCGTGCGCCTCCAGGCGATTGCCAAGATTGCCGATCGGTCGCTGAACAGCACGCCGGGGAGCATTGCCGCGCACCAGGCGTACTTTGCCCGCGTGCTGCGTGAAATGTCGCGCAGCACCCAAATTAATGGGGTGACGTTCCCCGGTGAAGTGAAGTCCCCACAGGATGGCGACGTCAAAATCACCTGGCGCACGTCCACCAAGGTAGAAATTTATCTGGTGATCCGTACCTACGAATGCCCGAAAGGCATCACGGTGAGCCTGATGCTGGATAACTCGCTGGAGGCAACAGCATGACAAAGCGTATTTCGGGCCAGTCGGTCGACTTCAACATGGACGGCGCACTGATCCACGCGGAAAAGGTCAGTTTGAGCATTACCGACAACACCGCCGCCGCCCAAACCCAGGGCGTGCCGGACGGGTGGGTAAGCGGCGACGTGGCGGCCGAGGGCGAAATCGAACTGAGCACCAAGGCCTTTGCCCAGGTGAAAGCCAGGGCGCAGGCCGCCGGCAGCTGGCGCGGCATCCCGCCTATCGATCTGATGTGGTATGCCAAGGCCGGCAATGAAGAACTGAAGGTTGAGGCGTTCGGTTGCAAGCTGATTGTGAGCGACATTCTGGACGTTGATCCGAAGGGCGGCAGCATCATGACCCACAAAATCAAGTTCGTCGTGACCGATCCCGATTTTGTGCGCCTGGGGGGCATTCCTTACCTGGAGTCGGACGTTACGCAGAACCTGATCGGGTAAGGGTAGGCAATGCAGGAGCATGAGAAAAATATTGTCTGGCTGTTGGTGCTGGGGGCGATTATCGCCGTGGGCCAGGTGCTGAGCAGCCAGGAGCCGATCACCCTGCGGTTGTTCATTGGCCGCATCGTGCTGGGTTCGGCCACCTCGATGGCGGCGGGGGCCGCGCTTATCTGGGTGCCGGGATTGTCGCCGCTCGCGATCGTCGGGCTGGGGGCGGCGCTGGGGATTGCCGGCCACCAGGCGGTGGAACTGTGGTTGCGGCGTAAAGGCAGCAGCCTGCTGAAAGGGAAGGGAAAACATGACACTGAGTGAAAAACAGCAGCTTTTTACCGTGATGATCGCCCAGCTGATCTATTGGGCGGACGAGCGGGGCTATCGGCTGACCTTCGGCGAGGCCTACCGCACGCCGGAACAGGCCGCCCGCAATGCCAAAACCGGCGCGGGCATTGCCAACAGTCTGCACACCCAGCGGCTGGCGGTGGATTTTAATCTGTTCATCAACGGCCAATACCAGACGCAGACCGAGGCCTATTTACCGCTCGGCGAGTTTTGGGAGTCCATCGGCGGCAGTTGGGGCGGGCGCTTCAAGAGTCGCCCTGATGGCAACCACTTTAGCCTGGAACACAACGGGGTGCGCTGATGAACAGGGCGGCAGGGTTGGGGCTGACGGTGTTGGTGGCGGCGTTCTGGCTCGGGTGGCTGGCCAATGGCTGGCACCGTGACAGCGTGCAGCTGGCTGTCGAGCGGGCGGCATCGCAGGCCGGTGAGCAGTCCAGGCAGGCCGCGCAGGCGGTGGCCAGCGCCTCGGCCCGCCAGTTGGAGGAAAAGTTGGATGCAATACGAAACGCGCCACCCAAAGAGATCCGCACCGAAGTGGTTAAGCCGGTTTTTACCCGCGTGTGTCTGTCTGATGACTTTATCAGGATGTACAACGACGCCGCCGACCGTGCCGAACGTGCCCTTTCAGGAAAATCTGCGAGTGAAGTGCCCGGAAACGCTACCGCGCCTTAATGGCGTGACGGGCAAGGATATTAGCGACGCGCTGCTGTGGTATTTCGATAATTACCCGGCGTGCGCCGCCAGACATAATCAATTAGTTGACGAAATAAACCAGCGAGAGGAATTAATACCATGAGTAAAGATACAGCCGTAAATAAAATCACCCTGACCATTCAGCGCATGGATGTGACCTTTGAGCCAAACACCACCGCGTATAACAGCCTGATTAACGACATGACGATGGACAATAAGGTGGCGCCGCACGATACCTATTTGCGCCGCATTGTTTCCAATGACAGCAAAGCGGTGCTGGATGAATTATTGAAACTGCCGGGCGCCGCGCTCCAGATTGCCGAAGCGGTCAATGCGAAATATGCGCCCAAGCTGGAAATTGAAGTAAAAAACTGACCAACCGGCTGCGGGCCATTGACGGTAATTTCATTGAACAGGCGTTAACGCTGCGTCGGCATTATTTGCCGAATGAGAATGATTCTACTGAAAATCTGGCCCGCGCCATTTGGCTGGATAACCGGTATTGGGAAAATAACGCCATTTCCGTGGCAAACGGCATTTCTTTGGCATTTAAAGGCGAATAATGAAACAGCTAGATTTTACCCTGAGCCTGATCGACAAGCTAACGCGGCCATTAAAACAGGCGCAGGCGTCGGTGACCGGCTTCGCGGAAAAATCACAGGCGGCCTTTGGCAAGATTGCCGTAGGCGGTGCGGCCCTGGTGGGCGTCGGCTTGTCAATCAAGGGGGCACTTGGCCCGGCCATTGAAATGACCGACGCGCTCAACTCGGCCGCTACCAAGGGAATTGACGACAAAACACTGCAAAAGGTGGCCGGCGATGCGCTGGCATTCAGTGCCCGGTACGGCAAATCCGCCACCGAGTTTATCGGCTCCACTGAGGCTATTCGCAGCCAGGTGGCGCGGCTGAGCAATGACGAGCTGCCGGCCTTTGCAGTGGCGACCAACACCCTGGCCGCCGCCGTCAAAGGCAGCGCCGCCGAGGCGGCGGAGTACATGGGCAGCATGTACAACAAATTTGACAGCTACGCAGAGAAAATCGGGCGGGTGGAATTTGCCGAGCAGGTGGCCGGCAAAACGGCCTACATGGCGCAGGCGTTCGGCACCAGTATGCAGACGATTTCCGATCTGATGGAAGGCGCCAAGGGCGTCGGCTCCAACTACGGCGTGGGGCTGGATGAACAGTTTGCGGTGCTGGGACAGCTGGAAAAGACGTTGGGCACCGAGGCCAGCGGCAGCTATGAATCCTTTTACAAGGTGGCGCAGCAGGGGGCCAAGCAGCTGGGCCTGAGCTTTGTGAATGCGTCCGGGCAAATGCTGACCATGCCGCAAATG